TCAAACAACCCGCGATCAACTTTATTTTTCTTTGTAAATATTGGGAACCTATTCTTACTGTTATTACCATAAATTACATATTTATAAGGAATATATAATTTTTATTAGGAAGGAGGGAAAGGAGGGAAAGGAGGGAAAGGGGGGGGAGAAAAAACACCGGCGATGCGACATAAAATTGAATTACACCTATGGACGTTTACATCCTTGAAGATTTAAAATTGTAATAGTTAAATAATGGAAAGTCCTTTGCTAAAAATGGTAAAATCACAAAATCCTGATAAAGAATATCCTTCAAATTTCGGACAAAAATGGACTGACGAAGAAGAAAATACATTATTACAAGAATTAGATAAAAATATAAATATTGAAATTATAGCACAAACACACAATAGAACTATTGGTGGTATAAGAGGAAGACAACGAACTATAGCATACAATATGTATGTAAAAGATGCGTCTATTGAAGAAATAATAATAAAAACAAAGTTAGATAAAGAACAAATACTGGAAACAATAACAAAAAAAGAAAATACACAAAAAAAAACTAAAATAATTCAAGAACCAAAAGTAGAACTAAAAACGGTTTCATTAGAAAATGAAATAATTGGAATGATAAGTGAGATAAAAGAATTAAAAAATACAATAAAAGAGTTAGTTGATATGATGAAAGCAGTATATGAATTTGAAGATGTCACTTAATTTATTTTGTTTATAAGGAATATATAATTTTTATTAGGAGGGAAGAAGGAGGAGGGAAGAAGGAGGAGGGAAGGAAAGCCTGTCTTCTAATGTTATTATTATTTGATCCAAGAATGTTTTCAGATCAACATCCTTACATTGTTCGTTCAAGAAAAACTGAAGATTAAAGTTATTCTGTGTATTATTTGTCACTAATGACATTGTAGATATCTTTTCTGTAAGGTCCTTTATTATTTTATTATTTTCTTTAACTAGTTTTTTATATTCTTCGTGTTGCCTTTTATTCTCTTCGTGTTGTTGTACTAACATATTCGCTATAAATTCATTTGTTGGTTCACTTGGTGTTTCCTCTTTACATGGTAGTGATTTTCTTCCTTGTGCTATATCACATTTCTTTTTATGTCTGCTTAATGACGATCGATGTATATAAGTTTTTCCACATACACAATGAAATCCGTTGTGTTCTTTTATATCTACACCATTTATAGATTTTTCCATGTTTTTTTTATGTTTTTTTGTCTGTGTATGCTGTTTATATGCGTCTGATCTTGGTGCTTGATAACAGCAATACTCACAGTAATACTTATTTATGTTAGCATTATTAGCATTCAACGCATTTTTATGCTTCCGTGTAATTAAATGTGTATTATAATTTTGTTTTATTAACGTTGAATAATCACATATTTCACAACAATATTTTAAAGAATCCATTTTATATTTTTTGTTTGCCTAAATTATATAATAGGCTAACAAAAAAATGGAAAAAAATATTTAATAACTCAAAAACATTTTCACAAAATTAAATTTGATATGATAGATAAACATTATCTATTTCATTTTTAACTTTATTTATATCAGTTTCAGGTCTAATTATTACTACAAATCTTAATGTTTCATTATTTGTTACATCTACATAACAAGGGTAGTATGTTCTCCAAGTTTTTTCACCATTATTATAGCCGTATGCTGTAGGTACTTTAGATATAGCATCTGTTAATGAAACTACTTCTTTTTTACGATTTAATGATGTTTCTTTAAATCCTTGCGAATTATTTTTAGTAGTTCTGTAAGTATAACGAAGAATACTACATACTTTTTTAACTATATCTTCGTTATCATATATTCGATAAGTGTCTTTATCAACATTATTTTCATTATTATTATTGTAATTCAAATTTTCTATATATATTGGATTTACAAATATTTTTTTTGAACCAGTTGTGCTATATTTTGAGTCTCCAGAAGGATTTTTATAGAATTCTTCATATTCATTTATAGCAGAAATAGATGTTCGATGAGGACCAGTTTTATGTCCTCCTTCTATGATATCTCTCCAATACCCACTAATTCTGCCTGGTAATCCTTGAACTTGAACGTTAGTATCGGGTTTTTTTACATATCTTTCATGTGTAGCACCCACTTTTATTTTCCAAGCATTAGGAATTAAATCGGAGCGACGATATAACCCTTTAACTACTATAACTAGATGATTATTAATATTATTAAATAGATATACCAATTCTTCATGAGTTATTCTGTCATCTGATGTGTGATTTTTAAAACGTATATTATTTCTTATACAAGCATTAAATATGAAATCTACATTATTTTTATCACTTCTAATTATATGAATCCTATAATCTGAACCATAATTTTGTAAAATATCTTCTTGAATCCATTTTTCAGCACTTTTATCATCTTTAACTGGATAATATTCTTTAATAATACCAAGTTCTAAAAATTCTTTATGTCCTATATAATTAGCTGGTATAGTCATATAATGTATATAATGTTTATCTCCCCATTTGAATAATTCTCGCAACTCATTTACGATCGTTGCAGAAACAAATACAAACCGAATATTATTTTCTTCCATATAATTTATATCTAATATAGAACTTTCCTTTAATAATAAATGTAATTTTTGATCCTCTTTATCACCACAATCAATCTCATCCACTATTATTATAGCATTTTTAATATTTATTAATTTATTTTTTAATCTTTTTAGTTTACCATGATGATATACATTATCTTCGAAACATGATGGTATTTTATCTTTCATATTTTCTTCCCAGGATACATTACTCATCGCAGTAATAAAGAATATATTTTGTCTATGTAAAGTAAAATTATCATCAGGATGTGTAGCCATATTTTTTGCTATTTCAATCATAAGTCCATCCATGCCTACTTTTGTTCTCTTTACAATACTAATAACTCTTACATTCGTATCATGAAATTTATTACATATTACGATAGAATCTTCTTTTTGATTAGGATAGCTATATTCACTACCTGCCCTTACATCACCATTAATATATCTTTCCTTATTTATGTTTTCAGCACTTTTATAATCATTTAATACAATTTCTCTATTCAAATCAATGATTGAATTTGAATGTTCCATTTTTATATTTATATTTTACAATATATTATTTATTATCTTGTTCAATTTTTATTAGGAGGAATGGACATAAAATTGAATTAAAATAGACGATAATATTATTATATTATTACCGTGTTGTTATGGAAACTACAGATGACATTCTATTCTATAAACAAAGTCTAATTGAAACAGAAAATGATATAAAATCGATGCATGAAACCGGAAAAGCATTAAAGGACATTGTTGGAGCAGCATTTGAAACACACCGCAAACGTATATGGAATTATTTCGGTTTTGACGTCTCTAAAGAAAAGTATGATGCTTTGTTTGATATTGACTGGTCTATTACCTATAAAGGAAAACTAATCGCATTTGAAGAAGACAAAGGTCATTATTTAGATTCATGTTTCCTTGAGCGTGCATTAACTGGATTTTGTAAGACAATCAATAAATACCAACAAATAGAAAAAAATCTCCCTATTTTGATTATCCACAGCTTTACACGATACAAAAAATATAACGAAAAATTAGAAGAAGATATGGATACGAGAAAAACCCAGATAAAAGACGAAATACAAAAAAAATTAGTATATACTACACTTGTTGATTGTGATAGATTACCACAAAAAAAATGGTTCTCAAAAGACTTGTATAACTGTTATTCTGTAAATGCGAGTGATGATTTAATTCGTAAAGATATAGAGTTTATACGGTCTCTGATTCCTGTTTCTGAATAAATTCAACTGCCTTATTATAATATGTTTCATCTAATTCAATACCTATAAAATTTCTATTGTTTTTTTTCGACGCAATACCAGTACTACCTACACCCATACAATTATCTAAAACCGTATCACCTTCGTTCGTATATGATTTTATTAACCATTCAAGCAAATCAACTGGCTTCTGTGTTGGATGTGCTGGCCTTTCTACACGATTAAATTTCAATACTGTTGTAGGAAGTCTTTTTCCGTCACTTTTGGCAACATTCTCTTTATGATTTCCATAATTACTTTGTTTATCAACCGCTTTTTGTGTATTCCATCTTTCATACGGTGTGCTATACCAATATTGTATATTGTATGTCGGTTGCTTTTTGTAAAATATACAAATATCTTCATTGGTTTTCATCGGTTTTCTTTTTGCATTCAGGAAATCACTAAATTTATTTTTTTCCCAAACTAAACAATATCTAAAATGTTTCATATTACTTGAAATAAGCATTGTAGTGAATGGTTGACTGCCAAATAACACAATAGCACCATTATCCTTTATGATTCTATTATATTGGGCCCATAATTTGTCAAATGGAATAACAACATCCCACTTATTTTTTGTCATTCCATAAGGTAAATCACACAGTATTAAATCAACAGATTTCTTATCAATGTTTAACATGACATCCAAACAATCACCATTTACAAGACAAACCTTTTCGCTATTTAAATATTCACGTGTAAATTTAACTGGTTTATTTTCAGACATACTCTTGTTTAGATATAATTATATTATTGTTGTTACTATATTTATGTATTTTTAAAATCAATTTTTTCTTTTCAATATCGGGAACCTACCCTTATTGTTATTACCATAAATTACATATTTATAAGGAACATGTAATTTTTATTAGGATGGATAGAAACATCGGCGATATGACCCGTCATACAGGCGCTTCGCGCCCGGAAGTATCCTTATCATTTTTCATTTTTTCTGCGTTCTTTTTATGTTTTTCCGACTGCATATGCGTGTTAAATACTGTTGTATTTGTTGTTTCGAAACAGCAATGTAAGCATTTATATGTATCTTTTTTTTTATTTTTAGTCATTTGGTTGACTTTATGTTCCCATGTGGTTAAATGATGAGTATAATATTTTTCTATTTGCGTTTTATAATTGCAAAACTCACAATAATAATTAGTTATTTCTATCTTTTTGTTTTTCATAATTATATATTACACTAATAAAATCTAAAATACAAAAAATTATATCCACATTATATATAGTGTTATGACTGGTACAATGAAAGCTGAAAAAGCTACTCGTAAAATATTTAAGAAACCACCCAAGAATAAAACACGTAGCTGTTATGGAGGTATGACAAAAGAGGAAAAAGCACGTGTAAAAGCTGAAAAGGAAGCCGCCAAGATGGAAAAACGCATCGCCAAGGAAGCCGCGAAAGAAGCGGCCAAACAGGCAAAGGAAGCTGCGAAAGCAGCAGCCAAACAAGCCAAGGAAGCTGCGAAAGAGGCTACCAAACAGGCAAAGGAAGCAGAAAAACAAGCGAAAAAAGCCGAGAAAGAACAAATAAAGGCAGTCAAAAAAATGATGGCCGATGCTAAAAAAGAAAATGATAGAATTGCAAAATTAGCTATGAAATTAAATACCTCTGCTAACAATGTGATTGCTGCTGAAAAAAAATTGGAACAAAAGATCGCTGAAAATATCAAAAACGATGAAAGCATTGACGAAGAAGAATATCATATAGAACTTGATAAATCACAGAAAAAATTATTTAATGAGGTTCATAAAATGATTACAAAGATCGCCAAAGAACCCAATCAAGCGGATGATGCTGTATATGCGAAAATATTAAATAATTTGAAAACGATTATCAGAAGTGATACACGTGATGAAGATGAAATAGACGAACTCAAAGATGATATTACAGCATCATTAAATGATAAAATCAAAAAAGATGTGAAAAACACCAGTGATAAAAATAAACTTGAAAATATATTAAATGAATTTTGGGAATCTAGTTAAGTAAATCGGGAACCTTAATGATGATAATCACAACGTAAAAATATATAACTACCATTTATATATTTTCATTTGTATTCGCATTTTCCAGCGAGGCATGAAATATGAGTTCAAAAATAGTATATGAAGGATTTTTACATATTTGAAATTGCATATAAAACATATTTCTTATAATATTATAATATGTCATTCAGTGAATTGTCTATCACCCTTTCCAAGGAAATAAATAAAGCAGATAAACAAAAAGATGGGATCTATTTTACGCCACCCAAAACTATTGAAAGTAACTTAAAATTACTATCTAAACACTTTTCAAAAATAAAAACTGTCCTTGAACCCTCTTGTGGTTCATGTGAATATGTGAATGCTATTCATTCCAAATATCCCACATTAGACATTACTGCCATTGAATTTAATACTCATATTTATGACTCCATCAAGGATTTAAATAATGATAATATTTCTATACAACACGCGGACTTTTTATCCACCTCTGAAGAAAATAAATACGACCTTATTATCGGGAACCCACCATATTTTGTTATGAAAAAAAGCAACGTGGATAACGAATATCACGACTATTTCGATGGGCGACCCAATATTTTTATCCTATTCATCATAAAATCACTCAAAATGCTTAATAAGAACGGCATTATTAGTTTCATCTTACCAAAGAATTTCCTGAATTGTTTATATTACAACAAAACACGCGAATATATATTTAATAGTTTCAAAATACTGAATATTGTCAACTGCACCGACGATTTTATCGACACAAAACAACACACCATTATCATGAATATACAAAACAAAACAGATGTTAAAAACAATAACAAATTCGCCATCAAAAACGGAGAATATATCATCTTCGGGGAACCAAATAACATCAAAACACTCCAAAAATTATATAAAAATAGCAAAAATCTCTATGAATTGGGTTTCTGTGTCAATGTCGGTACCGTTGTATGGAACCAATGTAAAGACATTCTAACCGATAACAAAGAAAATACAACACTCATTTATAGCTCTGATATCAGAGACAACAAACTCGAACTACAATCATATACCAATAAACAAAAGAAGAATTATATTTTGAAAGAAGGAACCAATGAACCCCTTTTAGTTGTAAATCGCGGTTACGGAAAAGGAGATTATAAATTCAACTATTTGTTAATCGAGGGCGGTTTTGAATACCTAATAGAAAATCATTTGATTTGTATCAAATATCAAAACACAATCGAGAACCAGCCACTCATTGAAATGTATAAAAAAATCATCATCTCTCTCAATGACGAACGAACCAAAGAATTTATCGACATTTATTTCGGTAATAGTGCTATAAATGCCACCGAACTATGTCATATTTTACCCATTTATGGTTTGTAATTGTAAAATTGAAATTATATATACATATCTTATTATTTATATATAACAAAAATACACATCATGCAATTATTACAAATATTAAACGATATTTTAAAAACGAAAACCATTCAAGATGTAGCAAAAGAACTGAATGTAGCAAAAGGAACCGTCCAACGATGGTTAGAACTATCTAATGTGCCTCCCTCATATTGTTTTGAATTATTTTCGCTGGCAAAAATAGACGTAGATTATTCACAATTCACCTATAAAGAAAAAGATCAATTCTTCACCCCTACAGAAACATGCCAATACTGTTTACAAAAAACCACCAATATTCTAGCAAAATATAACGATGATATTAATGAATATTGTTTCATTGAACCCAGTGCTGGTTCGGGTAATTTCTTGAATATTTTACCACAAGGGCGACGTATAGGAATTGACGTCGAACCCCGTCATCCCGAAATCATTGCGTATAATTATTTGAAGTGGAAACCGCCGAGTAGTGGCGATGACAATGAAACTACACAAAAATATATATGTTTCGGAAATCCTCCATTTGGTTTAAGAGGACAAATGGCTCTCAAATTTATCAATCATTCATATGAATTCGCCGATTATGTATGCTTCATTCTGCCACAATTATTTGAAAGTGACGGAAAGGGCGTTCCACGCAAACGCGTGATTGGATATAATCTGATATACAGCGAAAAAATAAATAGCAATTTTATTGATCCAGATAACCGTTCTGTGAAAGTCGAATGTATCTTCCAAATATGGTCGAAACATCATAAAAATGACGAATATGTCATCAAAAAAATGGATTCGTCGGTCATTCAAGTGTATTCGCTCTCCGATGGCGGGACGCCATCGACTACTAGGAACAAAGAGATGTTTTATGAATGTCATGTATATTTGCCATCTACATGCTTTGGTAAAGATAATATGCGATATTACGAATCATTTGATGTATTGCCCGGGAAAAAAGGATATGGTGTTGTATTTAAAAAAAATATACATCAAAATATAAATAAATTTAAAACTATTGACTGGAGTAATGTGGCATTTTTATCCACTAATTCAGCATATAATATTCGTACATCGCAAATTGTTTCTCAATTTTCGTGATTATGTGTTTCGTCTATGTGTTTATCGGTTACTATTCTATGAATAAAATCTTGTATATGTTCTTTTTTTGTTTCAGGAGTCCATTTTAAAGTATGCGGATTTTCTTTTTTTGATTGTTCTTCGTTTAGTGTTTCTGTCGTGTCAAATTTGAAACATCCTGAACCCTTGCGCCAACAAAATGAACGAGATGGGAAATATGGCTCACATTTGCAAGATGATTTATATTGTTCTTCTTTGAAATTGGGAAACAGAGTCAAATAGAAACAGTTAGGTCCAATATCTATAAACAACATATAATCAGCGTGCCAGGGTTTTTCACCCAATTCGTGTTGAAAAGACATTGCTTTACCCGAACCTCCACGGGCTGTCTTTATCTCCACCGATTTATTTTTTATAGTGCCATCACCAATACCACCACCCTTCTCTTTCGTCTTGGTGCCGTCTATGGATGCTTCAATGTCACAGGTATCACAAAGCGTTTGAACGAAATTTTCACCTACTCTTCCAACATCATCATTCTCCAACTCCGCAATATGCTTCCATTTACTATTCTCCCAGATATTTCGGTTTTGTTTTTTTTCATATTGTTTTTCTACTAGGTCTATTAACAACTTGGACGCATCAAAATCTCGTTCTTTATCATCATCACACGATTCATATCCATCTGAAGGATGATGTAACATATTTGATGGTGACTCCGATGTCGGAACTGACATGGATACATCGATTATGGGTTCAAAATTAGTCTCGCTTGGTGTAATCATCGTTTATTCGTTACAATAAAATCATTTACTGTTGATTACCATATTCATAACGTTTCAATTTTTATCATTTTCTACATATTTTCAATGATACACCTGGCATAGTCCAAATTATCAGCGACGAATTCCCCATACTGTACCTGTATATCTATTTTGTAAATCTTCATTTATTATGGATGAAATTTTATTATTTTCGTCAGTATCCTTATTGCAGTCAATATAACATGGTAAACAAAATCCTTTCATTATTTGTTCTAATGTTATCATGACACCTAAAACGGGAATACAGCAATGCATACAACAGTCGCAATGGTTGCTGCTAGCATGAATACGTTTTGTAGTTTTTGTCATATTCTCGTATAATTATTACTCATAAACGTAGAAGACTGTTTTCAATTTTCATACACAGACGTTTGCTGGTCTAACCAATCAATTATAATCTTTGATGCTGTTTCGGGTTCATTCAACATGATATCATGTAATCCATTCACATTCATTACACCGACTAAAAAGAAAAATGAGACAAAATCCCATTAAAAATTAAAGTAGTGTAAAATCAATAGGCAACCTTTTCATTGCCGATCGTCTTACTTAACCCTGTTAGTGTTCCACAGGTGAAAGACGCTTGTCGTTGAAACTCACTTGGTCTGGTTTGGGTTTCTATCCATTCCTTTGTAAGTTTCATTATAGAAATAGCAGAGTTCTTATCCCTTGTTCTAAATACGATATTTTTGTTTTTGGAACTCACGCAGTTAGAACAGTGGAATAATCTGTATATTTCCTTTCCTTTTTTATCCTTACAATGTTTCAAATCAGTATAACATTCACAACATTTTTGAGATGTGTAATATTCGTTGATGGTAATAGTATCATATTTCTTATGGATAAGTTTCCGTAATCCTTTATTCATCGTAGGCATTATATGTTTCATTTGTGTATTTCTGCTCCAATTACCATAACCAATTAGGACATTCTCACCAAAAGTTTCCTTGATTTTATTCAGGAATGTATCAATACTTTTCTTACCATAACTATATTGACGAAACTTCATTTTCCTCCAAACATCACGCTTGTAAAACTCGGTTGTTTCTTTATTCAGTTTATCCTTTTCTACCAGAAACACCTTGAACTTTTCATAATCTACCGATTTGCTGTTTTTACTGGATAAATGAGTTTCCTTTTCTATGATATTATTCCGTTTCTTTTCTTGTAATAATATCCTCTCATTTCGCTTCCCATAACTTTCTATCTTCCGTTGCGATGCTGTAAATTGGAGTTTGTTTCCTTGACTATCCATCATATACACTAACGAGTGCTTTCCAGGGTCGCAACCAACAATATTCCTATCTTTCAAAGTATCCAGTTGTTCTATGGATAAATCTTCTATATTATGAAAATCTTGTTCTTGTAAAGTAGGAACTTTACTTCCCCATTTCTTATCTTTCAAATCCTTACGAATAAACAATAAAGAACAACTAATTCCATCTGTTTGTATTTGATAATGAAATTGATAATGTTTGCTTTTGAATGTTTTATGTTGTAAGTTCAACAAATTATTCCATACATCATATTGATTTTCCTTGATTGCTTTGAATAATTCTGTTTTCGTTTTTCCTTCCAATGAAAAGAGATTGACGACACACGCAGTATCCAAAATGATATGTTTGGGAATAATGTTATTGCGTAATGGTAAAGGTTGAAATAACTTATGGTCTTCCTTTTCTAATACAGCATTCATATACAACATACCCTTCAAATAATCAAATGGACTAACTTTCACACCATAATGAACTGACTTTTTGATATTTTCAGGAAGAATATTATGTAAATGAGTGCGTTTCCATTCATCAAATATAGCATCTGTTTCCTCATTACATTCTAATAATTGCTTCTTAAACTTGAATAAAACTGCCTTGTCTTCTGTAATATCCTTTGTGGTTTTATTGATGAACCGAAGAAAGTGTTGGATAAAGTGCTCTTGTGTATTGTTAGATAAGGAAGTATGTAGTTGTGTTGCTAAATACGGAAGCATATTGGATTTATTTTTTAATGGTGTCTTTTCGTGATTGAGTAAAGGTTGGTATTCCGTATCATAAAACTCTTGTAAAGTGTCTAACATAGATGTATCTTTTTCTTTTCTTCCAGTATTCGTTTTTTCTCCTAATACCTTGATACAATACAGAATGAACTTCTCATTTATTTCAGGTAAAGGTTGATTGTCGTTATAACATTTCAATATATACAATCTAATAAATTGGTAAGAGTGTATCATCAAATCATTCATTTCAAAAACCAAATTAGTAATGACTGGTAGCACTTCTTTGTGGTTATGTAATACAGTTTTGAGTGTGGTTTTGATGGTAGTGTAAGCAGATTTATCTGCGGAACGGAACTCTTGGAAAGTATCCTTCTTCTTCTTTTTCCCCATTCTATATATTTACTAAATATTTTAATTTTAAGTGGTTTTTACAATAATCTACTTATTCCTAAATATTCTCATTATTTTGTTTTTCTTCCATTTCCTTTTTTAGTTTTTCTTTTCTTCGTAAATATGCTTGTTTATTGTATTCCTTTCTTTGTTCTGGTGTAGATTTGTAATTAGTAGTTTCTTTATATTTTCTATTTCGTTCCTTTATAACATCTTTATTCTTTTCATAATATTCTTTTCTACTTGATGGTGCAGTGTATTTTTTGAGGTGTTCTTTGGTTTCTTGTAATTCCTGTTTTAGTTTAGCATTCTCTTCCAATATTTCTTTTATTTTTTCATCTTTATCCATTACGATACTATATATAATAAAAATATTTATATCTTTTTATTATATTTTCACTTTAGTTTGTCTCATTTTTCTTTTTAGTCGGTGTAATATGTGACCCATATCCATGGACGACAAATATGTAACCCTTGTGATGGTTCTCAAATTGACGATTATAATATATTTTTACATGGAGACGCTGATTACGACTATTATATACATAATGATTACTTTTTGGAATATTTTGAATTGTCATTTTGTATTATCATGATAATTTCTATATCAAATTACAACTCAAAACTATTTTTTATAAATGGGTAATATAAAAATGCAATATTAACCATAAAAGGACATTCTACAGACAATTTCATACATATATAATCCCGCATTTCATCTATATTTTTCAATTCTACTATTTTCGAATTGCTTATTACCTTGAATATATTTAATTGTTCGATTATATCTACTTTTGATATAACCAAATGTGTTGTTCCCGTTTCTCTTGTAGCTATTGCCAATAAATCTAAATTTAACCAATTCACAATACGTTTACGTCCAGTGGTAACACCATATTCATTACCTAATTCTCCCAATAATTTCAATTCTGGGTCATCCATTAGCGATTCTGGGAAAAGTGGGTCAAAACCAGAACGTGTATCATATATTTTTATTGCTCCATATACTTTTCGTATATGTTGATGCGAAAACCCCAGACTGCAAGCACCATAAGGTAAAGTACATGATGATGTGGTATATGGATATTTACCTGCATTAATATCTAACCAATATCCCTGTGCGCCCTCACATAGTATTTTACCTCTTAATTCACCATCCCACATATAATCCTTCAATTCTTCAACGTCTTTTGCTTGTAACCCTTTGCGTGCATACTTGGTAGAATAACATGGTCCAATACCTTGTGCTGTAGAGCCCTGTGTTTTTTTCAATGTTTTTATGTCCTCGTCAATGTGTTCTTCTGTAACAATATGTGTTTTGGGCGATATTTTCACCACCGATGTATCAAATCCATTATCGGTTAAATATTTAATCTCTTCTTTGAACTTTTTAAGATTCAAAACACAATCCGGTCCAATAATAGATTTAACTTTTGAAAATACACCACATGGTATTAAATGTGTTTTGTATTTTTTTTCATCGATATAAACAGTATGTCCTGCGTTTGAACCACCAGACCATCTACATACATAATTGTAACGATTTGCTAATCCAGCTACAATTTTTCCTTTTGCTTCGTCACCCCATCCTAAACCACAACAAATATCAACGTATTTTATTGTTTCTTTGGGCGTATAATCGTTCGTAATATCATCCATAATATATCTAATGTTATATTTTTTTATATTACATTAAACGGTAGTATTACATATAGGTTCCCGATTACTCAAATACAAAATTATATTTGCAACATTTCCAAATATATGTATCATTCCGTGATAAAATGTTGATAATGCGGGAGATGTTTTCGCATAATAAACCCCTATTGGAAATAATACACATGATAAAATAGTGAATATATAATATCCAATCGCGTTTTCATAATTTTTTGCTTTGTATAACTGATATATAAGTGCTATACACACAAAGGTTATATCTAGATATCTTCGCCATGAATAATCGGGTTTCCACCAATAATTTATTGACGTCAACCATACACCCAATGGTACAGGGCTCAATTCATAATGACCTTTATATAATGCGAATATTCCAGAGAAAAATGATAACCATGATATTTTGAGTAAATAATTACAATGTGATTTGGGTGTGACAAGTCCATCGTCGTAAATACCATTAGGTGATTTTTCCACATTATCAATACCTAAATATGATAACAACAATATAAAATTATTTTCCGGTAAACATTGCGTTATATCGTTGATATATGTGATTGTTTGATTACAATTATGTATTATGTTTTGTATTTGGCTGAATAACATTTTACTAATATGTGATTATTTTACTTGATATTTGAACTTATTTCCATAACTATTTTTATTACACACATAAACAGTAATGTTTATATATAGATATGACTGATATTATACACAATGTTAGATTCAGTAAACCATTATACCATTTTATGTGTTACTTGAATATGTTACATATAGCGACAACCATTTTGATATATTGTAAAACGGATATAATACATTGTACCCCATCTTTATTACTTACAGTTACTAGTTACTTATTTTGGAGTTGCCCTAAATATGGTATTATAATGAAGATAGATGAATTCATGGCTCATTTTAATGTTTTGTATCACTTGTATAATAGTTTCAATTACACAAGAGAATTGCCTGTCATTATAATAGTGTATTGTATGATATTTTTCTATGCATATAGTAAGTATTTTCTTACTGTAAAAAATCACGAATATTCTATATTTTCACACAGCATTGTTGTTTTGCTTGGAAATATTGCCGTTATTGTAGTGTATCACTAACCTTTATTTTCTTCGAAATACACCATTAAATTGCTTCTAAACTCTTATTGTCGTTCACTTGTAATGAATTATGTATATATGTTTCCGTAATAATGTGTTTGAGAACCTTATTGGTATAATATCCATCTTCGTCACAAGCTGCCACATTCTTTGCCACACGCATATACCATTTAAATTCATGTGTATCAGGGTCCTTTTCACGCATCTTTATACCTTCTTCCCATTCACTGTAGAGATACTTGGTACTTTTACTAGTAATATCATTTATCAGTCGTGTTAATTGTTTTTTATCTGTGTCTTTTTCCCATGAACCATCGTCTAATTTGGAATAAAACACTTTACGTTTTTGATCGGTACAATGCAATGGACGTTTATAAATATCCATTGCACCGAGTGTTCTATTAATAATACTTATCATGCTATCATTGTAGTTTGTATTTCCAAACATCATCATGTCATCAACGTTAATTTTTATTTGTTTCAAGAAAGAGTCAAAATCAATAGCATCTTTGCATTGTTCGTTCAAGAAAAACTGAAGGTTAAAGTTGTTCTGTGTGTTATTCTGAATATTATTCTGAATATTATTCTGTGTCTGTGTTACTAGTGACATGGAAGAAATTTTATCAGTAAGGTCTTTTATGATTTTATTATTAGTGTCATGTTGTGTGACTAATTTATCTATAAAATTCTCGTTTTTTTTAACGAGTTTACAAGACTGTCGATGCCTCGTGAGTCCTTGACGGAATTTATATTCCTTACCACATTCGCATACATAATTGCTCTCGTTTTTTATTAAGCCATTTGTAACCATTTTGTGTTTTGCAGTGTTTAAATGTCTTGTAAAATCTGACAAATAACTGCATGAAAAATCACATTTTTTACAATAGTAACTTTTATTTTTATTCTCGTTTTTTTTGTAACCCATTTTCCCTAAAATGTCCGGATATTTTATTTTCAAACCAAAAAAAAATATGCAGTGCGACCTAAAATTTTATTTCGTCCTTCTTACGAGACCAGTAAGAATACACCGAAAAAAAAACTAGTTCACCTAATACCCATTTTTGGACATTTATTTTTGTCCGTTTTTCCAAATATTTTACCGACTTTTTTTTGACTTTGTAAATTGAAATTCAAAATCTTCTAACTGTTATTACTATAATATTTTCTTCGAAATACACCATTAAATTGCTTCTAAACTGCTATTGTCGTTCACTTGTAATGAATTATGTATATATGTTTCCGTAATAATGTGTTTGAGAACCTTATTGGTATAATATCCATCTTCGTCACAAGCTGCCACATTCTTTGCCAC